TTCCGGCCAGATCAACAGGGACATTGGTTTCAGAAGTACCAGGCTGGTGTTGAAGCTGCGATGTTGATCGCGAGCCCCCACGCCGACGCACGGTAGGCGAGTTCGGCGGCCGACCCCAGTGTCTTTTCGATGTCCGTGAGCGTGTTCCAAACGCCCTCCTGGCGAGGACGGCCGCGTACCTCGTCGTCGAGCAACCCATCGCTCGGGACGTGGATCGCCCGCGAGTGATGGACCCACATTTCACCCGGACTATCGTCTGTGACGTCGTGTGTCGCGTCGTCCTCGTCGGCGAGATCGAGCTTGTAGCGTTCGGGCTCACCCCACCGCCCGCTCCCCGGATCGCCGGTTTCGAGTTTCTCCACCGATTTCTGCGAGAACGCACGGAGCCCCGCGAGTTCGAGTGAATTCGCAGGGGTGACGGGCGTTTCGAATGCATCGGGCGTCGTGGCATCACTCAGTTCGAGAACGAGCACGCCGTACTCGCCGATTCCCGCGAGCACGTCGACGCGTTTGCCGTAGTCCCACAGTTGCGATCCGAGGGTTGCGACCTCCGTCTCGAACGCGGTCTCGTCGTCGGTGTCGGCAGTGTCCGTGATCTCCGGCGGGTCGCGCCACGCCGTCGCAGCCGGCGCTTCGACGATCGGGCCGCCGTATCGCGACCGTAAGAATGACGAGTAGTAGTCATCGATCGAGGGGTTCTCGTCGTAGTTGAAAACGTCGTACGTGTCGGTGTCGCCTCGGCGCTCGCCGAGGGCGTCCTGAAGCCGCCACCGGAGTTCCATGTCCTCCGACCGACCGCTGTGGTCGTTGTCACTCATGGATTACCAGGTCCCCGTGCCGCTGTTGCTATCGTCCTCGGCGTACCGATCGCCCATGATGCTATATCTGCTGACATCTAAACAGTGGTCCTCGGCCCGCGAGGTCCCGACGTCCTCCTCTTTGTAGGACTGGAACTCCCGGATCACCTCGACGCAGTCCGCGACGACCAGCAGCCCCGGGCCGACCTCGGGATCCACTTCGAGGACATCTTGGACTTCAGTGATCCCCTCGTCGAGGTCCTTCGTCGCCGCCTCGGCCGGGTAGCCCGCCTGCCGGAACTTGTCGATGTGCTCCGGGTCGTGGTCGCAGTAGACCGGACCCGCCGGTTTGTCGTGCTCGCGAAGCCACCCGATTGCATCCTCAACCGGTTTGCCCCGGCGATGGTAACAGTCCCAAGCAACGTACTGGTCGGCTGGCGTCTTCGCAAACTCGATGACGACGCGCGGATCTTTCCAGCCGTAGTCGTAGCCGTAGATCCGCCAGTCGTCGACGATCTCGATTTCGTCGCGCGGCCGGACGTGTGTCTGCCGCGAGAATTGGTCGTATACCAACCCCTCCGCAGCTGCGAAGCCGCCGTGCAACGCCTGCTCCTCGCGGCCCGTGCCCTCGAACTGCCGGCGGAGCTTCTGTTTGGCATCGTCGGGGAGAAACGGGTTGCGGAGACTTGACTCGACGATGACCGTCATGGAGTCGGCCCACTGTAGCGGGTCGCCGTTCGGGTCGACGTGCCGCTCGGTGATGTCATAAAACTGGTCGAACCCATTCCCGGTCGACGTCATCAGGCAGGTGTTCGGCCCCGCCTGCGTCCGCTGCCGGGAGATGAGAATCTCGTGGAGGTCGTAGAGGTTGGTGTTGTCGTAGTGTGACGGCTCGTCCATCCAAATGCGGTGAAACTCCGACCCAGCGTAGCGGTTCCACTTGTCGGCGCTGCCGAGTCGGACAACGTGGCCGGAAACGTACGTGATCCGCTTTTGGTTCTGGTTGTAGCCGGCGACGATCGGGCTGTTCTCCGGGTCGCCGCCCGCGTCGTTCGGTACCGTATCCTCGCCAGGCAGCGTCTCGAAGAACACGCGGTAGGTCGCTGGACCGCCCTTCTGGAAGTCCGGCGCCAGGACCAGACTCTCCCCGCCGGAGAGTTCCATGCTCCCGAGGTGGATCCACTGACCGCCCGTGTAGGACTTGCCGCCACCGTAGCCCGTTCGGAGGACGACAACGTCGCTGTCGCCGTGCTCGAGCTCCTCAACCGCGTCGAACTGGTAGTCGGCCCAGTCGAAGCCGATGGAGAGACTACTCGTCGCCATCAGCGGCCTCCGTTTCGACGATGTTGTTGGTCACGTCGACCTCAATCGCACCGCCACCGTCGCCGGTAAACTCCTTGCGCTCGACATCGTCGGGGGCGATGTTGAACGTATTACAGATCGACTCGTATCGCCGGAGAAAACGCCCGTCGCCCGTCCGCCGGAACTGCTCAAGGGCGATCGCGGCGACAAGGCGAGCCTGGGCCTGAGCGCCTTCGACGTCGCTGAGGATCTCCTGAGCCTGCCCGACCCGCTTGATCTCCTGATCGGTAAGGAAGTCCTCGACGAACGACTTTGAGTATGCACCGTGCGTGGCCGCCCAGTCGTTGCCCTCGTGTGAGGAGCCGTCAGGAGAGGTGCCTCGACAGTGGCGGCACTTTCCGGAATCGAAATCTGTCCCCCAACCAGCGGGTAAACCGCACTCTCCGCCCTTACCCCCGTGGTCGCCGCATTCGTCAGCGTAGTTGCGTTCCGCCATGAGGTGTTTCGTCAGGAACCGCCTTGCGGGCTGGTTGACGGCGTCGCTGGGCCGTACTTCTCCGCCGCGTAGTCGTCGACGCGGCGTGGGTTGTCATGGACGCCGTCGTGATGGCAGCGGGTGCAGCGTTGCGAAAGGTTATCTGGCTCGTTGTTGCCTCGCTGCTCGTCGACGTGGTGCTGTTCGACGGTGTCGACTGGCTCACCGCAGCAAGAACAGCGAGTCATAGGAGGTGGCGCTCACAGCAGCCACGGCAGAGGGTGACTGTCTGGCCGATATCGAACCGATGGACGAGCGGCGAGTCTGCAGTTTTTAGAAACGACTCGCGGAACTCGCCCATGAACGGCGGCGCCCGATCGTATCGAGTTCCACAGTGATCGCAAGTGAATGTGTATCCCATCGGTCAGTCCTCCGTCAGCAGTTTAGACTCGACGAGCGACCCAGCACGAAAACCATCATTCACTTTGGGTTCACCGCCGCGTCATGCGGTTCTCAACTTCATCGGCGGTCGCACGAGCGATTTCGTCAATGTTTGTGACCGCCACTGCATTCGGTTTGTGTTCATCCTCTGAATCCATCGCTTCGGCAGCCCGGTTGATGACCTCTGTCCAGGACTCTCCGGAGTCTTTGTGTGCTTGCAGGCGCTCGTAGGCAGCCTCGGAGACGGTGATGGTTTTGCGACTCATGGGACGAAAATCGCCGGCTGGGCTTGGGGAATATACAGGTAGACCAGCCGAGCGCGGACCGAACACGCTGTGATCGTCTCGGCGTACGTCTCGCCGTCGACATCCGTACAGTAGAGCTCGTAGCCCGTGACATCGCTCGGCAGGTCGGACTCGTCGAAGGGGGTGCGATGGAGTTTGATCTTCCAACGATCCGGCACATCGTCCCGTTCGTCGGGATAGACCTGGCCGGCCGTGAACCGGTGGTGGGGCTCGCTGTCGGGATCGCCACCATCCCAGATGTCGCACTTGGCGATGGTGGTCGAGGATGTATCGGGCATAGTGCCGTACTGGGGCGTCGACTGGACGATCTGGTGCATGAGTTACTCGGCGCGCAACTCGGCACGCGCTGCGACCTGCGTGTTCGTGTATACGCCAACGTCCAGCAGCCGCACTTTCGCCCGGAGCCGGCCGGTCGATTCATCGGGTTGCAGCCCGTCGAAATACGTCGCCATTTTGGTCACCAGATCAGGATCGTCTGCGACCGAGATGAGGTCCCACGACAGGGTCTCCATCTCGGCAGGATCGGTGCCGATGTCCTCGGGCGTCGGCGACTGGTCGATCGTCTTGGTGTACTCGTCGGCGGCGGCCTGATGCTCGTCGGGCCACTCGCCGTAGCGCGTGTCCGGCGCGGTCGGGTCGGGGTCGTCGGGGCCATGGGTGTAGCCGCCGATCACGCGACGATACTTCTCGTTCGGTTCGATCGTGAGGGTGACTGTGGAATGCATCGGTTTAGGGTTGTGAGGGTGGGGGGTTGCGATGCGCCCCGGCGCACACGCTCGGGCGACGGGGCGATTAGTCGTCACCGAGGCGGTCCTGTGCCTTGTCGGCGGCATCCAGGGCCGATGTGACGCCTTCGTCGACATCCTCGTCGCCGAACGTCTCGCGAGCGTTCAAGTAGTACAGCAAGCCCAGCCCAGCCAGCACGCCGAGGACGGCCAGCATTTGGGTCTGAGGGTCCAGC